AAGCGGTCGATGACGGCTCGTGCTCTCGTCTGATGGTCTTCATGCCCCCACGCCACGGCAAGAGCGAACTTATCTCGCGCTTATTCTCCGCTTATTATCTGTACCGTCATCCAGAGCGGTGGGTGGGGCTGAACAGTTACGCGGACGCCTTAGCCTACACGTTCTCACGCTCTGCGCGCGACAACTACCAGCGCGCAGGGGGTAAGCTCCGCAGCGATGCCGCCTCGGTGCATCATTGGCAGACGCCGGAGGGCGGCGGATTCTGGGCAGCGGGCGTGGGCGGGCCAATCACCGGCAAGGGCTTCCACCTTGGCATCATTGACGACCCGCTCAAGAACGCCGAGGAGGCGCAGAGCGAGACGATCCGCGCCAAGCATAAGGATTGGTACGCATCGACGTTCTACACCCGCATGGAGCCGGATGCTGCCATAGTGATTGTGCAAACACGCTGGCACGAAGAAGACCTATCCGGCTCCATCCTCGCAGGCGATGAGGACGAGAGCGAGGCGTGGCGCATCATTAATTTGCCCGCGATAGCCGAGGACGACGCGCCCGTATTCCCTGCCGGCTGCACGGTTGAGCCGGACTGGCGCGCGCCGGGTGTGGCGCTGTGTCCGGAGCGTTATCCGATCGAGCGGCTACGCAAGATTGAAGCCAAGATTACGCCCTACTTCTTCTCGGCCTTGTTTCAACAATCCCCCCGCCCCAGAGGCGGGAACCAATTCAAGCGTGAGTGGTTCGAGATTGTGGGCGCAGTGCCTGCGACGGTCACGCGCGTGCGCTATTGGGACAAGGCCGGCGCAGCCGAGGGCAAGGGTGACTACACGGTCGGCGTGCTGATGGCGCGCGATATACGCGGGCTGTTCTACGTCGAAGATGTCGAGCGCTTCCAGTTGACCGCCGACGAGCGGAACCGGCGCATCCTCCAGACCGCGCAACTCGACGGGCACGACGTAACACAGTACATTGAGCAGCCGCCTGGGCTGGCAAAGGAAAGCACGGACGCGGTCGTGCGCCTCTTGGCGGGCTATCGGGTAGTAGCCGATCCTGTCCACCGCGATAAGATCGAGCGCGCCGAGCCGTTCCAGGCGCAGGCGCAGGCCGGCAACGTCAAGGTCGTCAAGGCAGCATGGAACAGAATGTACTTCGATGAGCTAGAAGGCTTCCCGCACGGCAAGCACGATGATCAGGTGGACGGCAGTTCGGGCGCGTTCAATAAGCTGGCTCTGTCCGCAATGATCACCGTCCACACGCCCGAACGCCGCATAAATAGATTTAAGGACGTATAGCTATGGCCCGCACCCCTGCCGAACTTGGACAATCCGGCCTGCCGATCTTCGCCGGCCGCCTCAGTCTTGAGATCAACACGCGCCTGCGCTGGCCACAAGCCGGGCTGATCTACCGCGGCATGCTCAACGACGATCCGGTCTCCGCCTCACTCTGGACAGCTGTGCGCACGCTGCTGCGCACCGATATGCAGGTGAGCGGCCCGCATCAGCAGAGCGTGGAGCTTGTGCAGTCCGCCTTAGACGACATGCGCGATCCGCTGGGCACGAAGCTGAAGCAGCTGGCATCCTCATTTTTCTATGGCTTCGATATTCACGAGTTGGTGTACAAGCGCCGGCCTGATGGGCTGGTCGGTTGGGCGGATTGGGCGATACGCCGTCAAGAATCGTTCTATCGTTGGGAGACCGACAAGAACGGGCGTGTCAGCGCGTTCACGCAGCGCCCCGCGCCGACGTATGAGCTCATCACCATCCCGCTGAAAAAGTGCATCCACATCATCGCGGACGATAGCGATGGCAGCCCCGAGGGACGCGGCGCGCTGCGCCCGATCTACCGCGCCTGGTACATGGTCTCGCAGTTTGAGCTCCTGGCGGGCATTGGGCTGGAACGGGGCGTGGGCTTCCCGGTCATCAGCCGCACCGACAACCCGGCCATCGCGCTCACACCGCAGCAAGAGCAGGACATCGCAAGCCAGGCCGAGGCGATCCGCCAGCACGAGCAGATGTATATCATTCTGCCGCCAGGGATGGACTTCACATTCGCCGCGATGCCGGGCGTGGACGCGAATAGCTATCTTAACTTCATCCAGGCGTTCCGGACGTGGATGCTGACTACCGCGATGGCTGAATTTATTGCGCTTGGCACTGGCGAGAGCGGCGGCTCGCGCGCGCTGGCCATGCCGAAGATTGACCTGTTTCTCAAGGCGCTGACCGGCTTTCAAGATAAGCTGTGCGCGACGATCAACCGCCAGGCCATCCCGCAACTCATGCGCTATAACGGCTGGATGGACAAGGATCTGTACCCAGAGGTGAGCCTGCCGGCCGTTAAAGACTATGACCTGAACGCGATCGGCGCGTTTGTCTCGGCGCTGACCAATGCGGGCGCATTCCACCCGACACCAGAGGACGAAGCGTGGTTCAGAAAAATATCAGACCTGGTGGACATCCCTGATGACGAACTGGAGCCGATGTATATGAAGCTTTGCCCATCGTGCGGCGCGCAGGTGTTGCAAGGCATGAGCATCTGCCCCGACTGCGGCGCGTCCATGACCCCCGCGCCCATAATGCAACAGCCTGGGCAGCAACCAGGGCAGCCGACCGACCCGAACGCCGATCCGACGATGGCGACGGATACGACGGGCGATCAGGCGGACGAGCCGCCAGTGGAGGACGCGCCGCCAGAGGACACCGCCAAGCTCAGTAGCCCCGCGCCGATGGACGTGGACGCGGTGATCACTGAGGAGATGGACGCGGCGCGCGCGTGGGCCAAGCAGGTGATGGCGGATGGCTAGTCCGCTGCCAAAGCTCATCGCCCTGCTCGAAGGCGCAATTGCGGACGCTACCGCGCGCTATCAGGCCGGCGGCAGCGCGGCCCAATGGCAAAAGGCCATGCAGGCGGTGATCACGCGCGGCACGACTGCTACGTACATGGTCGCCACGGCTGAACGCCTCGGCGTGAGCGTTGAGACGCTCAAGGGCTTCTCGCGCACCGAGCGTGCGGAGATTCGGGTGATGGTGCAACAGCAATTGTCCTACCTACCCGGCTTTGTGCAGGCGCTGCCGACGTTGAGCGCGGCGCAGATCGGCGCGCGAGCGCTCCAGTATGCGACCGGCATTAAGACGCCGTACTATCAGGCGCGCTGGGGCGGGTGGGACATTCCTGACGAGCTGCTGCCGGGCAACCAGAAGTGTCAGGGCAACTGCAACTGTTCCATTTCCATCAGTGACAACGGCGACGGCACGGGCGTGCTGACCCGCAAACTGAACGCGACGGCGCACAACTGTGACGAGTGCCCGCCGCTCGAAGGCGAGTATGCAGTGAACAGGATGGCAGCATAGTGTTAAACGTACTGGTAGCCTGCAAAGCGCTCAAGACGCCGGGCGGATTGAAGCACGCGGGCATCACGTGTACGCACTACGACACGCATCCATCGTGGGGCGTTGCGTCGAACAATCTGCTGGGCAGAGCGCTCGCGTTCGGCGGCGATGCGCTGTTTCTGGACGATGACGTGACCCTGACGGTGGGCTGCCTGGACGGCGTGCGCGAACACTACGACAAGGCCGATCTCTTTGGCCTTGACCTGCACACGATGAGCGGTGAGCGGCAAGTGGGCGCGCGGCATGTGCTGAGCGAGGACGGCGCGATCGAAGATTGGGTGCATCCCGGCCCGGCCTACGTGGCGCACTGTAGCACGAGCGCGATGTACATCAAGGCCAGCGCGCTCGCGTCGGGCGTGCGCTTCCCAATCTGGCCAGGGTTGCATTGGGAGGATGTGTACTACTGCATGGAGGCGTGGCGGCAGGGGCTAAAGGTGCTTGCGGTTCCAGGGCGCGTCGACCACGCGATCGTGGACGGCGTAGGCGCAACCAAGCGCTTCGATCCAAAGCTGGGATCACGCCTAGAGCAGAACAGAGCGGCGTTTGACGATTGGCGCGCGGGCGTTGACCTGCGCCGCGTGCCGAGAGGAGCAGTTGAGCTATGAGCAGTAAGATGGAGAAGCGGCCCGCTGTTGTGATGGACGCCACGCCCAAAGACGAGCCGGAGCGCTGTGCGTGCGTGGGTGTGGAGCGCTGGAAAGAGGGTGACGGCAAGCTCGGTGAGGGGTTGTATCAGTGCCGCGTGTGCGGCAAGGCGTATAAGGCGTGAGTATCCTTGTTTTACAGCCGACCCGGCCGACCAACCCGCCCGCCTTGCGCGCCAAGGCCGATGCGCTGCTGGCGCGGATGCTGGCGGCGAACCCGGATCTGTCGTTCGACATCCATCAGGACAACGACCCGCTTGAGGTCGTACTGCCGCACCCGTCGCGCTACACACGCCACGCGGCGATCCGCAACTATATGCTCGATATGTACCTGAGAGACGAGCACACGCACGTGCTATGGATCGATAGCGACCTGATCGACTACCCAGCAGCGCTGCCCAGGCTGCTCTTGGACACCGGCGCGGACATCGCCGCTCCGCTACCGATCCTTGACCCGTCGCCCGGTCGGCTGCTCGCATTCCCGCGCCGCGATCGGTTCTACGACATTGCCGGGTTTATCGAGGCCGGCAAGCGCGCGCGGATGTTCGCACCGTGGTTCGATCAGGCGGGTGAGGTTATCGAGCTGGATAGCGTGGGCTGCTGCTACATCATACCGGCATCACTGTTTCAAGATGGCGTGCGCTACAGCCCGCCGGCTACGGATTACTACGTCGAGCATTGGAGCGTGATGCGTGCAGCCAAGCGG